CCATTACCAATAAACAAAGTAGCTGTAACGTTTGTAAAGGCGCCCGTATTGGCTGTTGTAGCGCCAATAGTCATGTTGTTAATAGAGCCACCTGTATGGGCAACGCTATTAATCGTGCCGCCAGTAATTGTTACTGCATTGGCGTTTTGGGTAGACATCGTACCCAAGCCAGTAAAGTTTGCCCCAGAAATCGTACCGCCCGTAATAAGGACGTTAGCAGAAGCAAAGTTTGTAATTGTAGTTACATTACCTGAATCACTATAAATAGCTTTTTCAGCGGGATAGGTTACAAAGACTGCTTTAATGCCAGTAGTAAATACAACTGCTGCATTGGAATTACTAGAAGCAAGAATAGTTGTACGAGCTAAAGACGTATTTCCTGAATAGTACGTACCAATACCTACTTCCCAATTAGAACCAGCTTGGTCGGCTATGGTGTAGTAGGTTGTATTAGTATTCCCAATGACAGCAAAAGACTGATAACCCGTAACAGCGCCAGCAAGTACAACCGTACCTGTACCAGTAGTAGTTGTAGTCTCTTGTACTCTATCTGCTATTACAAAAGCCATATCAGGCTCCTTATGCTATACGAATAATAGCGTTTGTTGAGTCAGCAGAAGGGAAGATAATTTGGAAAGTACCATTAGTAGCAGTTTTATCGCCACCAAAAGCCAAAACTGCAACAGCAGTATTTGCAGTACTGTTATAAATTAAAGCGCCGTTAGCCGTAATATTTGCATTTGTCCATGAGCTATTTGCAAAAGACATAAATGCTACGTTACCAGTACTTGTTGGGCTTGTACTAACTGTTAGCGTATTGCCGCCAGCAGTATAGTTTGAGCCAGAGCTGCTTTGCTCATTTAAAGTTGTATACGCTGCAGTTGCATTTGATAAGGTTGCTGAACTAGTATACAAAGCAATCTTATATACGGGCGCCGCACCTGATGTTAAATTTTGTTGACCAGCAAGGATTTGCACCTTAAACGAGTCGCACATTGCTTGAGTAATTGCCATTTTATGCTCCTAAAAATTTTGTTAATTTTACTACGGTTTTCATGGATTTACCTTAATTCTGGCTTGTCCGCTTCTATAGGCGTCTTGACGCTCTAGTCCAGTACCTAATCTATTCAATTGTTGCATTGCTTCTTGATACTTCGTGTTATACATAGCCAACATATCGGCTTCGCCTTTCATGTACTGATAGGCTTCTACCAAACTACCGTACAACAATGCGGGCGAGTAATTATCGCCAAGCCAAGAAGTTCCAGCAGTAACGATTGATTCTGGGTAGTAAAAATAGTGCAACTCTATACTATACACGGCGTCAGGGCTTGGTCCTAAAAGAAAGCTCAGCTCATTTGGGTCGTTTAATCTAGAACCAAATAGGGCGTAGTANCTAGGGGTGCCTTTAGCATTAGGATCTGGGTATGCCTGTCTAATGAAATTAACGTCTTTATTAAGTANGTATTCGTATGTCCCTAATGTGGGGTCAATAACCGCCATTGAATANGNNGATAAATANTCATTAGGACACCCTAAATACTGGGTAGAAGAAGAACAATTGCCCGTAACATTTCTTCGCAAAGAAGGTATCTGCACCGTATTATATATACGGGATTCTGCTTGCTGAATGAAAGTATTAATCTGCGTTGTATAGCTGACCGTGCTTCCATTAGCAAGATACGTATCCGGAAATATGTTTTCTGTATAGGTTTGAATTTGGGCAAACAAAGTAGAATAGTCGATTTAAACCACCGATTCCATGGTATACATATTTGCAACCATGCCTTTCTGTTTGATAGCGTTTGAAATAGACGTTTTTAACACGCCCAAATATTCTGCAGCAAATTTTCTTGATAAAAAAGAACATTGTATCTGGGGGCAATACACAGGTTTCCATTTTAACTTAGCTGCATTCATTCTAGCAACTATTGGATCTATTTTAACTTTTTCTTTTTTCTCTTTAGGCAGCGGTTTTTCTTTTTTAATATGGTTTTCCCATCTAGCTTTATTACCAATAGCTGCAACTTTTTTACCACGCTCTTTGGCCTCTGGAGTTTTAGCATTATCTTGTATATGCTTGATTTGTTTAGCCCTCCATACTGGGTCTGACCACCGTGCTTTAAGCTGCATAGATCTTTGTTGACATAACTTTTGAGATGGCACTACACCACGATGCCCAGATCCGCCTTTTGCAATGTTATATGCTGGATTTAAATCAGATATAAATTGTATTTCAGTAGCATTTAAACTATCTTTATCAAAAGCGCTATATATTTCTTCGAATAAAAATGCCTCAACGCCATACTTAATGATTGCATAAGCCAATTTATATTTTTTTGTGGAATTAGATTTTGCTGTACAAATATGGGATTTCCATCTATTAATCGCCTTTTTTTGACGAGTTTGACCAACATACTGTTCTTTTGTAACAGTATTGGTTATTAAATAGATGGAGCCATATCTATCCATTACGCCATAGGCCCCCGTGATTTAATGCCTTTAGTTGCAGCTCCGTAACCACGCATAGTAATGCCTTCGGTCTTAGGACCACGAGTCTTATTACCAATACTTACAGTACGGGCTGGCATACCACCGGGAGTAGATTCTGCAGAACTCATGGTATTAGGATCGGTTGCATAACAAACACCTAAGTCAACCTCTGTACCACCAAGAGCTGCACCAGACATTTTATGCGGTTTAGCATAAACACTAGCGTCTTTATTATCTTTAGCGTTACCCAATGGGTATTTGCCCGCTGGAGTTGGTTTAACGTTTTTAGCGGTAGCCATATTAACGACCTCTTCCTGAAGATTTTTGCAACATAGCACGAGCCATATTACGACCAACAGTTTTCATGGATTTACCCAATTTCTGCGGGCCTTTAATTGGACCTTTTTCAATACCTACATTGGGACCTGAATCACCAAGGTTTTTACCTTTGGTTTTTCCATGCTCCGTTACTCCGTCTGCTGCTTTTTTAAATGTCATTTTCTACTCCTATGTAATAGATATTGTTACTGTACCAAGTTGCCCGTAACCTTTCAAGTCATCTGGCGTTAACGCATTATCAAATATTTTGGAACCACCTACTGGATTCCAGCCCCACTGAAAAACTCTACTACCCATGTCTGGGTTACCAAATCCATCTGGACCAACACCAGTAATGTTAATCTGTAAACCGTTGTTACCAGACTGCTGGTAACTGACGTCTGGCCTTGGCTCTCTAACTGCCTGTGGATCATTCACAGGAAACATTCCAAGCTGTAATTGTGGGTGATCCGGGTCAAAACAGGCTTTACATACTTTTATCTTATATGGTTTAGTTTTTACTGTCTGTGTTCTTAATTCCTTAAGTTTATACCGCTGACCACATCTGTCACATTCAGCAATTGCGTACTTTCCAGACGCAAACTGATTAGGCATATTCTACCTCATACTTACTGTTTTTTAACCTGTTTTCTGACGCGCGAAGAACTTGCAAATTGCTTGGGACATGAAATCCTGATACGTTTTTTCCATGCAATGGAATAACGTGATCAACTTCCCAAGGCTCTCCAGTTACCTTTGTCAGTAAAACAGCTAATTTGTATTCGTTTCTAATCCGTTCAAAATCAATTTCAGTCAACCATGCTGGAGTTCTATTAGACTTTCCGGCTCGGTATTTTGCTTTATTGGCAATGATTCTGTCTTTGTTACGCAATCTACCCTGTCTAGCCAATTCAGCAGCTCGTTCTGGGTTTGAATTTCTCCAACGAACAGTCTTTGCAATTAATTTGTCTGGATGTTTTTGTGCATATCGCTGTTGTTGTGCTGCACGTTTTTCTGGGTTTTCCAATCTCCACTCTTTAACTTTTGCATAGGCTTTATCACGATTACGTTGTGCGTATTCTTTCTGATATTGCTTGCGAGATTCAAGATCCTTGCGTGGCATTAACCACCTCCAGCATAGAATGTATTCCTTGGTACAAAACGAATTGGGGCTTTATCCCTATCTTCGTCTGCCGCCAATTGGAATTGTTGTTCATAGTCCGCTTTAAGCATC